ATGGACATCAAAACTACAGACCGTGGCGAAAAAATGATAAATAAGGTTGGCGAGTTATTGACAGAGAAGAAACAAATCAAAATAATGAAAATCTATTCTGGTTATGTGACAATAATAACCAGAGACTGTGAATGTGATGATTTTTTTATATCTCTCAGAGACTACATTTATATTGGTTATGCGCCAGAGCATGATCTGTATTTGTATATTTAAAGTCTATTCAAACGGCAATTATTCATATTTTCCATTTAAACGGACATAACCTTTGTATGTATAGATATCGTCTTTCAAGTCAAAATCAAATCTAATTTTGACCATTTCTTTGCAATTTGCAGCATCCAGTATAAAAAATGTGTCACCAGTTGCGCGCATAGTTGCTCTGATGTCATCTGTCAGAAATGTTAGTGGTTCTTTTAACGCAGACAGCTCGTGGAAATCACTCTCGAATTGTCTATAATTGCGACTGAAATAATTAAAGTCTGGAAAATCATCGAATTTTTTCAAGTAGTTCATAGACTTATTATAACAAAAATAAGGAATATTATTGATATATCATTATATATGCACTATAATTTTCAGTGTAGAAATCAAAAAAACAAATAAAAAGCGAGTAAGTTAAATGGTAACAGATAATCTATCAAGTCAACAAAAAGCTGATAAAAAATGGGCTGAAAAAAATAGGGAGCATAGGAACTATCTATCAAAGAGATCAACAGCAAGAAGTTTCATCAACAACAATGCAACATACGAAGACCTACTAGAACTAAAACAATTAATTGAAAATAGACTTTAAAAACAGAAAAAACCGCCCTCATTTAAGAGAGCGGTTTTTATTAAAAACACCAGTAACTAATTACAGTAGTTATGATTAGCATAGACATTACAAAAAAATAAAAAGAGTGTCTCTTAAAGAAATGCCGTTTAGTATTACAACCGTTTATACATTCTGGTGAATGACAATTACCAAAATTTTTTCCTGTAATTATAGCTATCCAAAGTAATAAAGAATACATCAACGTTAATATACCAATTAACATTAGACATGCAATCGTAATCATTCTTGATAAATCAATTGTTTGAAGATCGCTACCAATGTCAAATATTGCTCTCGCTACATCTATACCACCAAACATAACAAAAACAAAGGCAGAAAATACTCCAAGAATTGCTATGAAGTCAGTATAAATACCAGATTTCATGGTTCTAACTTCACTAATATCTTTCCTAATATCTGACATTTCCTTGTTCATTGTATTTGTTTCAGCATTGATTGAATCCATAGTTTTCTTAGATTCTTTCACCTGTCCGTCAACCTCATCGACAATTGGCTTGAAATCTTTTATAATTGAACTCAATTGAACTGCAATATCTTCAGCTTGCTTTGAACTTCTTAAAATATAATCCCTTTGAACTTGAGAGAGTGAATAATTTGTCTTTATTTTATCTAAATTCTTTGATAATATTCCTTTTGTTTCTTCGGAATATTCTTCAAGAAGAAGACGAATATTTTCATTTAATATTTCATTGTCTTCTCTGCTATTTTCATTTTTAAAAACAAATTCAGCAATATAGTTATAAGGAATAGTAGCATCTTCCATATTCAATGAATCATTAATTTTCCGTATTATTTTCGATTTAAACAATTCATCTTGTAAGTTATTAATATTTTTGCTTAATAAAACTTCTATCCATTCTTTTGAGATTGCCATATTTGTTCCTCTGGATGATTTATAAAGTACGTTTTAATTTCTTCGTCTGTATATTGGATACCCTGAATCCCTTTCATTATTCGCTCTTCATCTTGTTTCCATGGATTATGAGTATGTGTGATGTCTACGAGCTTAAAAGCACTAAAATTTGAAAGTTTATCAACTGTTTCTTTTATCATATCTCTGTTACTAATCTTGTCACTATCGTATTCTTCTATTTTAATGTCCGAAAGATTGGCAAAAGGATTAGAACTAAACTCAATATAATCTTTTACTATATCATCATTAGATATAGTGAAAGCACCAAATCTTTTATATTCATGATAAACATCAGGAACAACGGGTCCATACTTCCACTTTTCCATACTTTCTTCAAATAGCGGAACTCCATTTTCAAGAATATTTCTTACGTTGACGAAGTATAATAATTTTTGCAGTTTAAGGTTATTAATTTTATAGCCTTTTTTATTTGAATACTCAATTATGTAATTTGCAACAAATAATGCATGCATATCTATTACACCTCCTTTTCTTAATTATATCATATTTGTCAAGTACTATATTTTGTCAACTAACTTTTCATCTAACACTACATATTGTTTAATAAAACTAAAAAAGACCGCCCAGAAATTTATCTGAGCGGTCGTTTTTTTTACATATCAGTGGCATCAATAAGATAGCTATCTTCTACCCACTGGGCACTTTCTGGGTGGTTAATTCGTGACCATCCGTTTAGCTTTTCATAAACTCGTACTCTGGTTCCTGCTTTGATTAATTCTTTATCTTGGCTATCAATTCGTGGACCAGCTTCAACGTAATAATCTTCGGATAATGTCGCCTCGTAGTATGGCTTATCAGATGCTGTTAAGCGAGTGTTAACATCAAGCTCTCTCTCAAATTGAGATGTAGCTGTTGCTTGAGGTTTAGTAGCACCTTTTCTAAATACAATTTCTCGAGGTCGACCATTAATTTCCCAACTATAATTATAGTCATTTTCGGTTATTCCATCCATACCATAATTACAGTGGATAACAGTTGTCGGACTTGTCGCAATAAGTACGTGACCGAATGAGCCGAGAGAGCTAGATCCGTCACGAGGCGCCCAGATAATGACATCGTAAGCTTGCATATCAAAAGCACCATCTACTGCATCAAAAATCTTAGGATATCCAATTGCAGGCAATGTTTGTTGCAATGTCTCTGTATTGTTTGTCATGCTAATTCCAAGCGCTTTTGAAACTGCAGATGAGCAGTCCATCTCAATCCGACCATCTCTATCTGCATCATTTCCATATCTGTCACCCATGTCATAACGAACTGGAATTGATTGCAATCTACGCATTTCTAAAATACTGTCTGTCATAGTTACTACTCCTTAATTTGACTAATGTTCATGAGTATACACGCAAAACCAGCCATTAGAACACCAGATAGCCATACTTGCCAATTGACATCACTGATAAGTGCGCTAGTCCCAAGCAAACCTAGACCAGTTTGTGCCATCGTTTTAATGGTTTTGATTAGTGTTTCTTTTGCCCATTTTTCGATATTCATTTGTCGTTTCCTTTCTCAAAATTTTCAATTCTGTCATTCATTCGTGACATTTCGTTCTGTATGCTAATGATTGAGTCGGCTATGTCGCTTAGCTTATTAGTTGTCTTGTCTAAGTGTGACAATAGTCGCTCTTCTCTGTGTTGACTAGCAAGCTTAGATGCATCATAAAAATCCATTAGCTTTTTTTCCCTTGTTTCTGAAGTTTTAATCAAGTACGAAATGACCAACCCAAACAACAGTATGAACAGAATCGCCCAAACAACTTGTGATTGAGCAATTCTCTCTGCTTGTTCTACTGTCATATAGTCACCTTTCTTTAATTCATAAAATATAGTTTTGTTAGAATCTTTTCGATTTCAGTTGCAATGTTTTTACCTAATATTTTTGAACCGGCACTATCTGGGTGGACACCGTCGGTTGTTGATATGGTCCAACCAGCAGATGAAACAAGATAACAGTATGGCCTTGAAGCAATACATGACTCAATATGAGGTTTTAGAGCTTGTGCGCCAAACGGTACAACACAAAAGATAGGAGTTCCAGACCATTTAACTGCCATCCTATCAAGAACTTCATTGTAAGCAGTTTTGAATTGGTCGACTGTTACGGTTCCGTTATTAATGAGAGTGTTGTCGTTAAATCCATGAGCCATAACGATGTAATCGATCTTAGGTGTATCAGATTGAACACCACTGTAGAAGTAATTAACTGCGTCAATTGCCTTGTGGAACGATGCATTATTAGTAACCCCTGTTCCGCCATATCCAATCATGTAGGGTACAGTATTTAGGTTTTTACTAGCCTGAAAAGCATAGTTATTGCTAGCGCTGTTTGACGAACCAATGGCGCCTGTTGCTAATACGTTTATACCTTCAGTTATAGAATCACCTATAAAGATAGCTTTACGGTTCAGTGGCTTAATCGCTTTTATAGTTCCAGCATCAACAGTAAGACCAGTTAAGTAGATACCTAACTGGCCAGTCCATTTACCGCCACCAACAGGATCATTTTCACCGATGCCATCCATGACAATTTGGACAATATGTTCATTTGTGTTTGGCAAGTTTACGACATTATCTGAAAATTGTTTTCTTATAAATGATCCACCATCGATAGAATAAGCATAATAGTAAGGATTGTTTGGTTCAGTGAATGGTTTTAGACCAACAGTCAGAGTGCTGGCCCCATTAACCTTACAATAAATAAGTGACCCTTGATTGTTTGTTGCATCATAAGTCGTTGTTCCGTCAGACTTCTTAAACCATCTTCCTTGCAAATAATACTCGCCAGAAATTTCCTCAAATTTTGGAAGTATATAATCGGAAAGCGTTAATACTTGGTCGGTACTTAAAGCATCTGTGTTGAAAGTGATGACTTTCTTCTTATACTCAACGTTGTAAGCTGCAACGATTGGTGATGCTACAACAGTACCGTCTCCTTGTCGATATTCAATATAGTCATTTGTTGATAAGCGATCATAGAATAATGCACCATTTAAGAACCTAACCATCAAGTGACCGCCTTTGGGGACTTCTAAGTTTCTTGATAAAGAAAAACGATTACTAGAAATCGTTGGGTTATAGTTCAAAATTGAATCAATAACTTTCTTTGTTGAATCTAAAACAAAGATAGAGAATGATGTTGATGTGATTCTACTATCTATTGTGATTCCAGTTACAAGCATATCCTCTGTAAAAACGAATTTACTTTCATATGCTTGTGCAGGACCATTGATTGTTGACGCCATCGTTGATGTATCAATAGTCGAGATATTTGTAATTCCGTAATCGTATTTAGCAATACCTGCGTCAATAGCTGTATCAATCGTACCGTTGAGCAACGAAATTTTGTCGTCCATTTGCGTAAATTGTTTTCGTACAGCGTCGCCTGCCGTTGGATAAATTGCATTGTCGTAAGCGACACGAATATCTGTTACTTCACTAGATGAACCACTTCCAGATGAGGCTACTAGCGTACTAAATTGAGTTTTTAACAACTCGATTGCGTCTTCCAATTCATCATCGTTTAGATCGAGATTATCTAATCTCTCTTTTAAATTAGTGAAAATGCCACGAGCTGCCGAAACTTCCATATTAGCATTTCCTTGAGACGATACTGTTAAAATATATCTTTTAAATAATTGAATGACCGCTTCTCGGAACGCCCTACCATTCCCTTTAGTTTTTAAAAAAATTTCGAGTTCTGCGATTTCATGCAACACATCTGGATTAACATCTGTAAAATCAGTATATGATGCTGGTATGGCAATAGCTTCTTGTACCGCTTTTTCTAGAGGTTGAAAATCATATGACATTAAATAGTCCCTCCTAAATCTATAATTTGTTGTTTTGTTGTCAATATATTTTGATCGTAAATTGCTTTTTTATCTATAGCGATTTGTTTTTGCGAAGTTAAATCCTTAATCAACTGAGCATCTGTGTCAGGATTTAGTGCATTAATCTGATTTGTTAGAGACTCAATCTCTACAGCGTACGAATCAGATTGAGCCTGATAGTTTGCTAAATTTGATTTTAATAATGATAGTTGGTTTGCTAAATTTTGTTGGGACTGTTGTTCTGCCATTACTTTCTCCATAGATTTTTGAGCTGCTTGTTGTTGCAATTGGAAACTTGACAGTGTTAATCTATCTGCGCCAATTGTCAATTCAACTGATTGCGGTCTGATGATATCTATTTCTTTTTCGATAATCTGCAATTCCTCAATACCACTCAGAGGGGCATTTACAATAGGGTGGTAATTCCCAAGTTCAAATTTTTCATAATTGTTATCAATTAATGCCCTATCGACGACAGAGACTTTCCAGTTTGCAAGTGCAACCCTCTGATTATCTAGATACTGCTGTCCTCTTGCTTTCAAAACATTTGAATCTGTAATTTCTGACCAAACTACAATCTTCCTAATAACTCCAAATTCTTTGATAAGTGCATTATCAGATAAATAAAGAGGCCCCCCCGTCGCAGGTCCGATATTTACTTGCTCACGTACAACATCCGAGCCAGTTTCTGTGCTCCCTTTATCTAAATCACCACCAATTGGGACTATTTGAGTCATCATATCAGCAAGAGATACATTCCTACTCGATGATTTAATGTTTTTACCTAATTGGATTGGTGATTTTTTATGTTCTCCTATAGATTCAAGATAGTCAATATAATTGCCATCTTTCTCCGAACGCATAATTAAATACCCACCGAATTTTGCGACTAATCTTTCCTTTATGCATTCCCATGTAGTTTCATATGTACAATATAAATAAGGACTATCAGTTTTATTAGGAACAGTAATATTACCTACCTTAAAACGCTTATGAGGTTCAACACGAGCATTGTGAAAATCAATAACGTGTCGTAAATATTCTTCAGGCCCTTTGTTGGGTCGTTTCTCGTACATTAATGTCATATCATTTAAAAAACCTAGATGGCTCTCGCATACAATTTTTTGATGGAATATACCCCCGCTATCCATTTCACCAGAGATTTCCAAAATTCGTCCGTAGAACTCAATCGAGTTATCAAATAAGTTAATAACTTTTACCAAACCTACAATTGGTTTTAATTTTTGATAGTAAGTATTTTGCATTGAAATGATAAAAGTAAACTCATCAGCCTTATTCAATGCTTTATTGATTTTACCTGCTGATAACTTATTCGATTTTGACGTTAGAGGTTCATGTAATACTTTTGGTTGAGTATCGTTGTGATCATTATAATAATAGACACGATAGCCACCTTTGATGTTTTCGTTCGTAATCATCCCATGACCTCCGTGTGAAAGTGAAAGGCGATTGTCCCATTACCAGTAACAGTCAATTTGTTAACGCCTTGTTTCAAAGTTAAAATGTAGTCTACAGAGGTGCCAGCATTATAAGTGTAAGTAGTACCTGACTCGTCTTTAACAGTCATGTCAGAGCTTGCTATTACTTCTGGCGATACTGATGCACTTCCAGTATTTAACACTTCAATTTCAGTAGCACCACTAATTGGAAATTTGGTATAAGCAGCAGTTTCTGTATCTAAGTCAAAATCATCAAAATAATCATCAAAGTAATCATAAAATGAATATAAAAAAGGATAACAATTGAAGACCAATGTTACCGTTAATGTGTCAAATTTTGCGTCATCTTCAACTTTTACCGACTTGCATTTTCCGTACCAGAAAAATCTACCGTTATGAGTATCATATAGGTTAGACATGCCGTGTGGCATAACCAGCTTCTTGATAGTCCGCTCTAGGACTTTTCGCTCTGAATAAGGCGTGTTAAACGCTTCAAAAACATACGTGATTTCTCTGTTTTCAAATACCCTTTCACCAAGAAGCATTGAGAAGTCAAGCTCCCCTTGCATGAAGGGGATATTTTCAATGACTTCTTTTTCATCAGGAGTTGGTGCGTCTCGTTCTAACAAGTAAAGGCCGAAGTCTTTACTGTTAAAATCTTTAAATTGTATTAATTCGTTTATTTCTAACATTAAAAGCTTCTTCTTCCTTTCCTTGCGTTTAGAGTACCCAACATAGCGTCAACATTTTTTGTAATTTCCATACCGTCCATGTATACGTTTGAGCCATCGTGATAAGCACTTATCAACTCGTCTAATTTAGCCATAAGAGCACCATTGACGCTGTCAAATGTATGGCTAACAGTAGTGTTACCGCCAAGTGATACAGAGCCTGACAAAGCACTCTGTGCCATATCCATACCACCAGTTAATGACGCAGTGTTAATCTTAAACGCATTAACAGAGTCTTGGATAAAGCCCATGCTTTTAGCTACTACTGGCTCAGACTTCTCAATACCTACTGCGATACCTGCACCGATGTAGTAACCGACCTGGTCACGGAACAAGCGCGATGGGCTGTGGATTTGAGCTGCTGCTTGTGCTGCTTGATTAGCGATTTGAATAATTTGTTGAGCCGCTGCTCGTACTGAACCCATAGCGGATTGCATACCAGTCGCAACACCCTGCGTTAAGTAAGCTCCTGCTGATACCATTGAGCTGTACCCATTTCTGATAGCATTAACCGTTTGGTTAATAATAGATTGAGCAGTTGAAATCATTTGCTGACCGCCTGCCCTAAATGCAGAAACCATATTGGAAGTTCCGTTTCTGACAGCACTTGTCATATTTGACATGCCATTTCTTACGTTCGAGTTCATTTGATTCATCGCTGATTGCATTGAAATCGTCATCTGTTGACCAGTACTTAATACGGCCGATGATGCGTTTGACATTGAGCTTGAAATCGAAGAGCCTAGAGCTGTAATTTGAGCGCTTGCTGTTGTTGCAAAACTACCTAATCGAGATAAAGCACTTCCGGCTGCATTAGCTTGTGCATTAAATGATGATAATCCAGCGTTCGCCGTTGCGGTTGATGAAACAATTGTCGTTAACTGTGCACCAAATGCCATAATCATTGCACCTGCAGTTGCTAGACCAGCAAGAGATGCTACCGAACTTGTAGCAAATGTTGTTAATGCGGTCTGTGCAGTTGTCAGCTGAGTTGGCAGTGTAGTAAGTGAGGTTGTGAATGCAGTAATTGCAGTTGGCAATGTTGTCATAACAGCTTGCGCCATCATACCTGCTGTCGCAATCATCATTAAACCTTGGCCAGCCAACATAAGGACACTTCCGGCAGTTGCGATACCAGAGTTTGCAATCGCAGTTAAACCAGTCGCTACAACTGTCAATGTTCCGGCTAGGTCTCCCATTGGTAAAGCCACTAATGCAGAAATACCTTGAGCCATTAATTTAACACCCATACCAGCGTTTTTAGCTGCATTACCCATTGATGTAAAGATATTAGCAACACTGTTTAGAATAGATGAGACTGTATTTCCGAATGATGTAATAACAGTTGATGCACCAGCCAAAATACTTTGAATCATTTGACCAAAAGATTGGAATAAAGTTCCAATTGATGTGATAATCGGCGCTATCTGTTGTGCCATTGTTTGGAACAATTGAACAAACTGCATTGCGATTGGTGCAATTGCAGTAATGATCATTGCAATTCCTGGTAATAATGGAGCTATCGCACCTAATATTGTTGCAATAGCGGATGCCACTGCTCCGGCAACTATTGAAAATGCGTCTGCAATAGCATGGATTATAGTTGCGACACCCTCTGCTTGTGTAGCGATAATCGCAATAGCGATACCAACCATAATAGCGGCTGCCCCAAAAGCAAGCATGCCGACTGCTCCGGCAGTAAGCCCAGCACCAAATATGCCGATAACAGCTACTAAACCAACTAGTCCAGCTATCATAGCAACAAACACTAATTGAGCACCAAGCCCAGCTTGACCAAGTCTAACTGCAGCGTCAGCCATAACACTAAAACCTTGTGCCGCAATATAAACAGCTACCCCAGTAGCTAAAATAGCGACAGATAATGCAAGAAAAGTCGTTGGAGGAACCATACGTATTGCATTACCTAAGGCAGTAAATGCAGTGGCCAGTCCTGTTCCAATTCCTTTTGCTGCAGTTGCGACAGCAGTTCCGGTTGACTTAACTACATTGGATAAACCTGAGAAGGTACTTTTAATGATGCCACCAAAAGTAGTTGTTGCTTTCTTAGCTCCACCTAAACCTCCAGTGACTTTACTTAAAAATTTTGCGATAGGATTTTTCCCAGTCAATGCGCTCCAAATTTTGAAACCGGCGATAATAGAAGCTAGGGTCAATCCCCACGATTGTAATCTTGCTGGGTCCATTTTCCCAATGAAATCGCCTACTGCTTTCACACCTTTTGCTAGTGTTTTTATAAAGTTACCGATAGTCGTCCCTAAATCAGTCCAGTCTCCTTTACCACCGCTAATGGCAGTAGCTAGATTTCCAAATGCGCCCCCTACTGATTTGATAGCACCGCCTAAAGCACTAAATACACCAGTATCTGAAAACTTACCAATAAATTGGCCAATTTGTGAGAATGCACTGCCTACCTTTGAAACGATTGAATCAATATTGATGTTCCCTAGTACGCTTTTAAGCTTACCTGCTAGACCACTAAAATTAACACCGTTTAGCGACTTACTGATAGATTCGACTGCTTTTATACCAAATTTGGTTAACTCAGCAAAAGCCGGTTGAAGTTTGTTAGCTAGACCCTCTTTCATTCCGTCGACTGCTTCGCCAACAGTTTTGAAGTTTGTAGCCATCTTTTGGAAACCTTTTGAGGTTCCAACGTCAGCCACTGCTTGCATGAAGTCCTTGGTAGAAAGCGCGCTATCTTGTATAGCTGTTTGCATCTCGGACATTGACATGCCCATCTTTTTAGCTACTGCCGCCATCCCTGCTGGTGATTGTTCAAGCATAAGCTTGTAATCTTGCCAAGCTACTGTAGGTTTGGATGCCATTTGAGTCATTTGTTGACTCAATGTTTTCATAGCTTGCTTTGGGTTTTCTGACGCAGCTGCTAAGCCACCCATACCTTTTACGAGTCGACCAGTGTCTTTTACGCCGACTGCAGCTAATTGGGCATAGGTAGAAGCCATATCTGAAGCACTATAAATAGTCGTTGCAGCATAAGCCTGCATCGCCTTTCTTGCATCGGAAATCTCACTATCTGACTTACCCAAAATCTGCATGTTGCCATTGAAACTATCCCAAGCTTTTTTTGATGCATTTAGCTCTGTGACCATTCCACCGATACCACTACCGATTGAGGAAATGGCTTTTGAAATGCCACCGGCAACTAAATTAGCACCTAAAACACTCTTAAAAACGCTACCCATTTTTGATGTGGAAGATTTAAGACCACTTAACGCGCTTTTAGCTTGATTGATTCCACTCTTAAACTGGCTAGAATCGGCTTTTAGAATGGCTTTAACATCAAATGTTGTTGATGCCATTAATTACCACCTTTCTTGTTATATCTTCGGTTGGCCTCTAACATACGATTACGACGATTTACTTTTTCATTTCGAAGTTCTTCGTTAAATACTTTTTCAAATTCTTTGTTATGATCATAAAATTCATCAAATTTCTTGAATTTAGGTTTAACGTTTTTACCTTTGCCAGTGGTCGCTTGAACGGTTTGACTGTACCAAGCACCGATGGCTTGCAAATATGATTCGTCTTCAACTTTCACTTCATAAGCTTTTTGGTAAAGCATAAATTGCTCTAAAGTAGTCCGATACGCTTGTTCGTATGTCAGCCCATGCCGACCGATGAGAATAGCCATACAATCTTCATAGGTGTATTGATAGCCTACTTCTTGGACTCTGCCTCTTTCATCGCTTTTTCGATTTCCACCATCATTGGAACTACTTTCGCTTTGGTAGAAACCCCCGTCTTTAAACCCTCAATCAACTCATCACAAAGTGGTTTGAGACCGCCTTTTTCTTCTGCGTAAAGATTTACTGCGTCTGCGATTAAGTTTTCTGAAACTTTAGCAGGCATAGCGAATTTGATTGTGTCAATGATTGTTACGAAGTCTTGTGATAGCAAATTCATGACCGTACGTTCTACGCCGTCGTATAAGATATTTCCTTCAATATTTTGGAAGTAATGTTTATTTAATTCACGACCAAAACCAAGACCAAAATCCAAAGTATGTTCTTTTTTACCGATTAAAAATTGCATGTTTATTCTCCTTAAAAATAAAAAGCTAGGTTAATACCTAGCTTAGTGTTGTTATTAGGCAACGATTACGTTAACCGTTACAGTGTCTGATGAAGCGTCTGCGTATGTTACTTTAACATCGGCTTGAACAGTTGCTGGTGCTGATACAACCGGTTCAGTTACCCAAGAGTAAACTGCGTCAGCTGGAAGAGTAGCACTATTTTCAATAGCATCTTTAGCGTTCGGCACAACATCAACAGTAGTGTTAACGTCTTTTGCTACCGGAGTGTATAAAGTGTTAGTTAATGGAGTAGTTGGTGTAGCTCCACCAGTTGCAGCTAAAGTTTCGTAGTCATACATACCTGATTCAATAGCTGCTAATTGATCTGCGGTTAATGTGTCTGTGTGATCTTCAACACCTTTTCCGTCAATTGCAAATTCAAATGATAATTCAACTAGATCATCTGCCGGTGCGCTTAATTCAAATGAAGTAAAGCGACCTTGGTAATAATCGACGTCAAAGATATCTTCGCCGTCAACATTACGACGAGAACCTAAGTCAACTTGCCAAAATTCTACAAGTTCGTTATTGCGGAACCATTTACGCATCTCTTTCCAAAGTGCGATGATGTCTGCACCTTCTTCACGGAAAGCGATAGAAGTGAATTCTGCAGTGCTTTCGCCGTCTGCGATTGAGTTCAAATTACCATCTTTAGTAGTAGTTGAGTTTGTTTCTTTTTCTGCTGAGACAGTATGCTCAGTTTGGAATCGATTACGACGAGCATCAACGGTCGCTTTGTCTGCAAAGCGACGGAAAAATGCTAGTAAATCTTTACCATTAATAGCTGTTGCCATGTATTATTTCTCCTTTTTTACATAAGAAAAACGGACATCAATGATTGCATGAAGCAATGGTTGAACATCCGTATTATCTGGAATAATTTGATAGTTATGATTTTTAAAAGATACATTGTAATCAAACGCTATTTTTTGCTTTCTAAGACCGTTTAGAATTGAGCTTGATAATTTGTCTATCTCTCCTCTTTGCGTTCTCAGGGCGTAAATGTGGATTGTTTGAGTGCATTCTCCGAACATATCGAAGTTTTCAGTTGGCAAGTCCTGTTGTTCGCCAACATAAACAAATGGATATTTCGTTTGTGCATCTGGTAAAAAATCAAATGTGTTTTTTGTAACTGATTGACAGACTAGAAAAGACTGTCTAAATATTGCATGCGTTGGTGTCATTTAAAACAGTCCTTTCATAATCTTTTTGACGTCTTGCTCGAAAGCTTTTGACTCAATCTCAAAGGCCGGTCGCATATGAGGCGTCCCTGGTTGAAAACGAGTGCCATATTCTTGATATCCGGCATAGGAGGCACCATCTGTGACAGTACCTTCCATATTGCCGTAAGATGTTGTAATTTGTTCTTTCAAGAAACCAGTATCATCTGGGGCCTTGGCGATTGCCTCTTTCTTTAACCTTTCAGTATGGTTCTTTAAAGACGCTTCTATTTCATCTTTATGACGTTCTGCAGCTTTTCCAAGAGCTATCTCCATTTGTTCGAGTCCATGCCATTCAATATCAGCCATTCTGTACCTCTTTCAACCTGACTGCTCCTTTAATCGGTGCATCTATAGCATCTAAAGGCTCATAATAACCAGTATTCACCGGATTATTATGATCAACAAAATAAGCTTTAGAGAATGGTTTTTGCTCTTGCATAAAACGACAAATCATCACTTTGTCAGTTCTGTTGCCATACTCTTGAAATACCTTAGCTTGTGAAATGAAGTTCACTAAACAAGGGACAATGACTGACTCGCCTTTTGTCTCGGTGTATGTATCAGTCAAAGGATCGTAGGACTGAGTTGTTTCTCCACGAAATAACTCTATTCTGTGCGGTGTTTTCATAAGAACACCACCTTACCTTTTTCTCGATACGAACCGTTCAGCCCAAAGTCTTTATCAAGAATAGCCATATAAGGCTTAAAGTAGCTATCCCAATCATCGAAAGTCACCGAGTAACCATCGACAGATTCAGATTTTACTGCCTCTGAACCTTTGCGACCATACATTTTGTAGACCGCGTTTTCAATCATGAAGTTGTATTTGACATCAACCTCTGATTGACCAGTAAGGGTCTTAAAATAGCTTTCTGCGTCCTCAATCAAATCATTTATCAAATCTTTTTCTTGAGTATCATCTAAAGCAATACCCAAGCGTCTAAAAATTTTGTTAAGTCGTTGAGTATCATCTGCCATCCATTACTCCTTTTCATCAAGTCGCGTTAACTTGAAGTCTGGAAAATCCTTTTGAATATTCTTTTCAACTTCTTCAGCACGCTTGATAGTCATTTCAAAAGGCACCCCTTGAGGAAATTCTTTTTCCTCTTTGATGCCTTTGAAAGTCATGTTAGCTTTAAATTGTGCCATTTATAGCCCCCTTTATTATCCAGCTGGTGCAGGTGCAAGTTTAGCAAACGCTCCATCTTTAGTAACCATTACCGCGACATCCATGGTTGCACGTAGCGCGATCATTTCTTGTTCAAACAAGTTGATTGGGGTACCATCTTCATTCAACACAGTAGAAATTTGACCTTCTTCAGAAATCTTGTAAGTGATGTTATAAGGTACACCATAAATAAGATGGTCAAAGTCACCAGCGTAAAGAGTACCTTTAGTCATGTCTTTAGATTTAAGGTCAACTACTTGGATACCATCAACAGAATTTGAACCACCGTCAAAGATAGAGATTTGATTGCCATCACGAGCTTCACGTAGTGCTGTGCGGTTTTGGACCTTAGAGATGATGCCATTAGGTTCAACATCATCATCATAAAGCGCATCTTCTAAAGTTAATACATTAGCATAAGTGATAGCACCTGTTACTACGTTACCAGCAGTTGTTGCAGCTTTATCAACTGAGTTAGCAAATGGAGTATTAAGTCCTAAAATACCAGCTTCATCGATTTTCTTCTGGAAAGCTTCAACAATTTGAGGTTTCATGTCTTCAAAGAAACGAGACCAAGTGTAGGTTAATGCTTCACGAGAAGCAAGCAAGATGATACCAAGCTTGTGTGAACGTAGCTTCACTGGTAAAAATTCAGGTTTATCAGTCTTGATTTTTTCTGTTTCATTTACCCAGTATGCTGAGATTCCGTCAGTTTGAACAGATGTAGTTACTTCTTGCTTACCATCCATTTCAACATACTTACCAAGTTGCATTACTGCTGAGGTTTGAGCAACTTCAGCCATTACCGCATCTGTCATTTCAGGTAAAAGTGTACCGTCTTTCGCTTGAGAAACGAGAACATGTTCAGGGTTAAAAGTTTGTACTGTCATTTAGATTCTCCTATTTTTTATTTCTAATATTTGCATTACGGAAAATATCCGCACGAGATTGACCAGAGCTCCCTGAACCAATTGAGTTTGATGTGATAGGTGGCTCTGATTGTGTGTATTGGTTTTTGATGTCATTGATAATTGATTCAAGATCATCAATAGCTTTTAATGTGTCGTCCGCAGTATCTTTGACAACAAATGCTAAAGTCTTATCGTTAACTGGCAAACTACGATTTCCAAGTGTCTTGATAGCTTCATCTGTTAGCTCTTTGTGTGTCTTATCTTTTTTTAGAACATTGATTTCGTCTAACAAGGCTTGTTTCTCACGTTCTGCTTCTTGTCTGCGATATTCCTCCAATTCTTCGCCTTTTAACTCATTTTCAGCTTTGTACTTTTCTAAAGCCTTAGAGATTAATGTCTCTGTTTCAGCTTTGTGTCTTTCCTCTGCTTGAGCTAAGCGTCGTTGCATTTCTGCAACTGATACTGTTTTAACTTCTTCTTGTTGCTGAGTGTCGACTTGCTCAGTCTTGATTTGTTCTTCTGACATATTAAAAATTTCCTTTCTACGCTTTTACGTGCAACCCCCACGAACTCATGCAGCTTTTATTGTCAATCAGGCACGGTTTGGACATAATAAAAAGACCTACATAATATGCGGTCAGTTGATTCTTTATTCTAAAATTTCCGTTTCAACATCATTGCTTATTGCCCAACCCGATACTTTTCCCAAGTTGAAAACAACAGTTCTGTCTATGGTTTGGAATAGAAGTAATTTTGTATCATTATTAATTGTCATTTTTGAATCTACATAAAATTCTTCTATATTTCCATTTGCTAGCCATATAGTTAACATCTTCACTCCTTATGAATTTATTAGTAGTCTGTTCCTACCAGTCAAGACATTGGATCACCTACCTATTCTTTTTTTGAACAACTTCAACTTCTATTTCAAATTCGTTGATTTTTTGAAGTACTTCTTTTGCTTCGCACAAAAGGTTAATCAGTTCATCTAAGTTATTTTTTACAGTTACTGTTTTATCTCCAAGTTTCACGACAGTCTCCTTTCTATTTAGTTTTAAACTCACTTAAATCATTTAATTTAGTTTTAATCTGATAATAGCCACTGCACCGACATCTTGGATGTAGTGGTGCAAGGTTAACGCCTTGCTTTAATTCGTCAATCGGTATCGCTACGCTATCAAAAGGCTTACAGCGTTCACAAGCTCCTGGCTCTGCTACATATATGTAGTGAGTAAATCCATTATCTTTTGCGACACGTTCAGCAGATTGTGCTTGGATACGGCTAATCTCCGTTTTAAGCAACCTATCGGCATTGCTAAGCGATGTATCATACTTCTTGGATAAATAGGTCCGCTCTTTTTTGTATCCGTCCATATCCGTGTAAATTCGATTTAAGGAGGCAAAGACATCTTTCTGCATTTGGCCATGCAAGCCATTTTTGCCCCAAACAGACTCAGCAAATGACTGACCATAGAAGTCCGCATTGAGGATTTTATCCATCTGCATTGCGATGTTGCTACCTGAAATACGTAAGACACCTGATTGTTCTTTAAGATGTTCAATAAGCTTTTCTTGCTCATCTCTGCGCTCCTTATCCATCAACTCAAAAGCTTCAGCATGCAAATTTTGAATTTCCAAAGCAATTTCAGCTTTAAGAAATTCTAGCCTAGAGACACGTTCTTTGAGGTTGTAGAGTTTTAAGAACTTATTAGTTTCTTGACTAAAATCTCTTTCTCGGACAGCCTTTGCAGCACGGTCATTAAACTTTTTAACGTCCATTGCATCGGCCATCTTTCTGACCTCTGCCATGGATAGACCTTCTTTAGTGGCATAGCGGATATAGTTATCATCAATCTTCTTTTGAATGCGATTATACGACTCTGTGTATAACTCGTGTAGTAATTGCTCACGATTTAAATCACGTTTCATTAAGTCAGATTGAAATTTCCTCTCAGCCTCATAAAGTTCTTGGTGTTTCTTGGTCATCTGCTACCCTCTCGAAGTCACTTGTTGCTGACTCATTCTGCAATCTAGCACTTTCTTTCTCATAGTCTGTGAAAGTCGTGTTATCAGCAAGTGTTTTTTGTGAAATGAAACCACCGGCATCAACATACGCTTTAATCTCTGACCAAATATCTTGAGGAATGTTGGCATGGAAAGTAAATGTCAGCTTACCTGCTTCAATCTTAGGAGCATTGATAGCATTATGGATATTGCTGATTAACTCATAGCGTCTGCGCAATGCCTTTGTATAAAATGACACTTTGAACATTCTAGATTGCTCTAAGCCAATCATTTTGTAAAGCAAAGCGATACCGCTCGATGTTGAATTAAAGTTCATGTTGTTAATGTTCGGCACTTTTGACAACAAGTGGATATCGTTAAGTATTCTATCCTTGTAAGCTTCTGTCCCTGCCACATCATATTGCTTGTACAAGAATTTAGCATCAACATTTGTTTGCTTGCCATCTGTTGTCATTCCTGACTCAGCAAGTAAGAAGTTAGCTTCTTTCATCAAAGCTACATTCTCTGGATTATTCAGTTCTGCTGATTTTAAATCACCACTGATGAATAACAAAGCGTCGTTCAGGTCAGTCATGTAGTTAGCAGTGTCTGATTGTGCTGAGTCATAAGCATCAATAAGCGATAGCTCAGCCTCAAAATCACCCATTCTAAAACGATTGTTCCACCATTCAACAACTGGCACATCTTTGTAACTGTGCTTTTTGCTTGGAAGCTCTGAAAGCCTGATGTTACTAATTCCAAATGGCTTATATGAAAGTACACTATCAGCTGTATAGATTGTCATGTTAACCATGTCGTTGTAGATCGGGACATGCACTGCTGCAATGATTGATTTATCTGTCGTCACATCACGTATGACAAACATTTCTTTAGGGTCAATAAGGACAATTCTGTCAATGTTATTCTTATCTCGATAATGAAATTCAAATGCTCGTCCATAGCGTGACGTGTCATAGCCAAGCTCATAATCAAGCGTGTTTGTGTCGTTTTCCCAATTGATTGTGTCAGTAATAACTTTCAATTGGTTTTTATCTTCACAAGAAATCGAAACAGGCTTGCTGATCACGTATGAAGTCACAAAGTCTGAAATGTAACCACCGATGTTATGACGCATACGATTGTCTGCTTTCTCTTGCTCAATCCGTCTAGCTCCTGACAAAATAGTTACATTGTCGCCTTTTGAATAAGCATCCAATACTTTTAATCTTGGCTTTTGATATTTAAAAAAGACATCAAGCATATTCCTGAAGTCTTTCTTACCTTTTGCAGTTGTTAATAATTCTTTGATGTCATGATAAACAAAATGTTCGTTTGCTCTCTCATCAAAAATTAGGTTGTCCCTACGAGCAGTTGACGGTGTATCAATGCCATGCTCAAATTCATTTACTTTTAACAATTCTTACCTCCTGAAAAGCCGTTTGGCTGTGGATATCTTTTGTCCGATGTCTTGTGGTTCTTTTGCATAAATCAAATTCTGCAATGCATACCTAATAGCGTCGATGCAGTGATTATAGGTATCACTTGGCTTGTTGACATACTCATTAGTTCGTTTATCTTTTTGCCAAGTGTAGTTCTCTAATTCTTCAATCGTCTTGACGCAACGCTCATCAACTATGATGTCGAATTGTTGCAAATATTGAATACCTTGCATGATAGATCCTGGTCCTTTCTGTACTGCAATTGCTCTTTCAATTCCTGACATAATCAGTTCAGCAACTGATTTTTGTTCTGCGCTATCTGCATTGATAATCTCTTTTGAGTAACCAAGGCTTTTGATAACCTCTGCGATTTGATTGTTAAGTAAACCTTTTTTGACATACTCCTCAAGTATGTACAGCTTACGATTTGGAACATCGACCTTAACATGCATAAATGCTGTTGGGTCATTTGCAAACCCAAAGTCCAAACCAAAAAAAGAAGGCAAGTGTGATAACTTGTCTTTGTTTAGTATCCTTTTTCCGTACTTTGGGAAAATTAGCTTATCAAGTGTGGCAAATTCACCTAAAGCGTAAATTTTGTAATAGGCTTCGTTTCTATTTGCTAACTCCTCGATGTTTTCCTTGGTCACTTCATCGAGAAATCTATTATCCTTGTAGGTCGTTTGATAGACAACTGTATTTTTAGGATTTTTAACAAAAAAAGCATTATAGACCCAATTAGCTTTAGATACTGGGTTAAACATCAAGTAGATTTGTTTTTCTAAGTGTTTCTTATCCCTCAAACGTAATGTCAGCTGTGTGTAATCATCAAGTGTAAACTCACTAGCTTCTTCCATGACTACATCAGATATGCCCTTGATAGATTTAATCTTCTCTGGGTTATCCATGCCCTTGAAAATGAATTCTGCGCCGTTTGGTAGCGTTATTCTAAAAGCTGACATATTTATCTTACACTTGTCTAAAATGCCGAAATACGACAAGCTAGACATGATATCTGCGAAGACTGAATCTCTAACAGTTGCACCGACCTTACGAAGAACTAAAATTTTCCTTGGATGTTTGAATTTCGGATTGAGTGCTTTTAAGATTATCTTTTGAAAAACACCATGTGACTTGCCACTTGACGCACCGCCGTAGTGTACTTCGGTGAAGTTATCGTAGTTGTATAGATTGTCGTAGATATGGCGGTTAAAAACTCGGCTAGGGTGATCAATGACAATATTAATTTTAGGACGTGTCTTAGTCGTCATCCCACTCACCTACCCTGATTTCAATATTTGTATTAGTCTGTTCGATTTCTTGCTTATCTCGCCAATCGGCTGGTTTCCTATTCTTCAACCAGAATATCTGTGCAGTTGTGTTTGGTTTACTGTATTTCTTAACCCTAACAACATCTCCCTGATTTGTAACCATGTCTTCTTCATAGTAAAAACCAGTTGCATTTTTGTGAAGGGCGTTTTCAACTTGACGATCAGCGATTTCTTTACTTTCTTTAAGGACTTGCATTATCGGCAAATGATCCTTTTTCCATCTGTTTAATGTCGTTTCATTGATACCAATATTACTGGCTATCTGTTTATCGGTGAGACCGTCTCGAGCCCAGCCTTCAATCAACAACAAACCTTCTTCAGTTAACCAATACGTATATTTCGCGATAAGTCTCACCTCCTTCGTGACATAATAAAAAGCCCTCACACAACATGTATAAGAGCTTTCCCGATAAAAATTAGGGAGTCTGAAATATTAGAAGAATAATGAATGGAGTCTCAACAAAATAGTAGTTAAATCGATTTCCTAAATATTTCACACTATCATAATATCACTTAGAATGGATATTTTGGGAATAAATGGATATTAGATTTTGAATTCCAGACTTTCTTATGTTTTGGAATGTTTTTGGATGCCCATTTAATTCTCTGGAAATGTCAGACCAGGTCATACCATTTACGTAAAATAATCTTAGTACTGTTGACTCTATCGGATCATGTAGCAAATCAATCATTGATACGAGCTCGCTTCTCTCGTCATACAGTCTACTAATTTCACTTTCTATCTCTCTAGCTTTATCAATAATTTTTATATTTAAATTTTCGGTCGAGTTTGTTTCAGAGTCTGCTTTAGGTTCATCAGTAAATTGCGGTGATTTCTGTATTCCTGATTTTAGTGAGAAAAGTTCTTCTTTTTTTGATTTGATAATCGTATCAAATAATCTCAATTTTTTTAGCTTAATAATAATTTCTTCAGTCAATCGGAATACCTCGCTTCGTCCATTTAATCAACTTACCGCACTCGTCGTTCTTCCAGTCTGTTGGAATTCTGGCATTTTTATCAACAACAGTCACAATCTTTTCTTTTTCAACTACGTAAGTCGAACTGTCCCAACCGACAAGCCACGCTGGATTAACATTAAAAATATTAGCAATTTGTTCGACTTTATCAAGCGGTGGCATTGTTGCACCGGACAAATAATTTGCTGTTGTGCTTTCTTTAAGATTAATTGTTTTAGCAAATTCTTTTAGATTAAGATTATGTGATTCCTTCAATAATTTTAGTCTTAATTTCATGGCAATTCCTCTCTTATCCTACCGCATTTTGCACATTTATAATAATGGTCAGTTGGTCCTAATAATCCTTTAACAACAACATATTCATACTGATGTTTGCAAAATAACATTTTGAAAAATCGTTTTGTTTTTAATACTAAATCATAAATCATTCCGTCACCTCTTTCGCCCATTGCCACAAACGCTCGTCAGCTTCTTTAATTTCTTTTTCGGTCAGGTCAGCTTCAAATTTATAGCTACTAAATTTTGACTCTGAAGGAGTCTCATTTTCTCCAATCAATTTGTATCTTACATGATTATCAGATGTCATTTTAAAAAGTGTGCAACCTAAAACATTTACCGTATACAACTTCTCTTTTTCGACTGTGACAGCATCTGGACCATTTACAATTAACGTAACAAGTGCGAGTGCATTTATATCTGCTTGTCTTTTGTTCTTTGGATTTAACCATTTGTACACTTCTTTTGGTTGGTATTCGCAGTAAAACCATTCATCAAATTCATAATATCGTTCTCTTGAGTCGTTAACCCAATCAACAACAAACTGTGGCACTACTGGTTTTGGTTTGTCTATGCTTACATACACATCACTACTATTTACACAAAAATTATTCTCAGAGGTATGAATTTCTAAATCAAGTATTTCATCTTCTTCAATATCGGTTATGATGCCTTTAACATAGACTGTCTGACCCTGTTTTAATCCTTCAATTTTCATTTGTAATTACCTCGCTTGTAATAACTTCTAAAAATATTTTATGGCAGTATCTGCACTCAACTCTATATCCTTTTTGGTCAATAATAACTTTAGTATCGTGTTTGTGCACTCTTTTTTGGTACGGGTATCTGTTAGGCTTCATTTGCTACCCCCTCTTACCTTTCAAAAACTTCAACTTCTTTTCAGCTTCTTTTTGCTTTAAATAGTCACTATTTTTACTAAAAACAGGACTTGTATCTTTTTGTGGAACTCTAATCATCTTCATTTGCTACCTCTTTCAAAAATTCTTTTTTATCAACTAATTCAGACAAAACTTCCTTATCTCCAACAATCATCGATTGTAAAATAATAATATCACCATCTTTAATATGTAACCTGTTAGCCATTGGAGATTCTAAATGATACTTTTTAAACCAACTTTTAGGATGAGTTTTCATCAAAGTTCCGCTTGGCAAACTTGTAATTGTTTGCTTAATATTTCCACCTGTATATTGATTAAACATCCCCTATCCCCCATTTCCAGTAAGTTCTGCAATTCTATCAGTCTTATCAGCTGATTCTTCACTTACTTTTTTAAGTTGATACTGCGTGCGTGTGAGTTGCTTATGCAAACCGTCGATTTGTTTGTTTTTTACTTTGAGTCGCTTTTCTAGTTTAATAATTCTAGACTCATTGTTTTTGAAATCAATGTAAGTTTCACAAACGACAGATGTTAAATTGATAAAAGCTAAAAGCACACAAATAGTAAAAAATCTATTTAACGAACGAATAATTTTATCAAAGGTTTCTTTTTCAAAAGTCACATAATCTTTCATCCTTCCACCTCTTTATAAATTAACAAAATCGATTCACAAATTGTAGGTATCAAGGAATTCTTACTTACAGAATTGGAAAATCTAAAATCTATTGGCATAATACTTTTATTTTCTTCGATAAAATTATTGCACTTCTCGTCTGCTGATTCTCCACTAATAAGGTCGAAGTCCGTTCTAAAAATTTTTGTTTTAATCATTCTTACAACTCCCGTAAATCAAAATTATAACTATAATAGCCATTCTCATCACAGAACTCGCTATATCCATAACTTTCAAGCACGCCAATTGCTACTGACTCAGGGTCTTCATTATTTTTACAAGTAAATTCAATTCCGTCGCAAAATCCTTCTTGCGTATTTATAATCATATATTTAGTCATTCTTCCACGCTTTCTAGTAAGTCCGGGTTATTGTGAATATTTCCGATGACTTCAATTTCTTCGTCGTTTACCCACCAACGACCTAAAAAATCTCCACATTGAATACAGAATGAGTTTTTGTGGTACACTATAACGCCTGTAAAATCAGTAGTTTTATATATTATTCCTTCGTCAGAGTCATATCCACAAGAGTTTACAATATCCCCTTCAAAAATTTCCACTCCGTTTTTATCAAACAGACCTGTGGATTGCATTAAGATAATGTCATCAAACGACTCAAATCTATTTACTCCGTCAATTCCTCTAAAGTTTCCTTTTTCATCTAGCCAAACGCATTCAGGATTTAGCCATACTCCGTAGTGTTTATCATAAAATCTAAATTTTGGTATCATTCCACTTCCTCCAAAACTTCTTTAATATAATCATCTGACCATCCATCTTCTTTCATCCACTCTTTAAGCTCTTCTTTAGTTTCAAAATACCCAACACAATTGTCACTGTCTCCGCACTGTTCACACTCTTCTTCATAAATTGGGTCGTATTCATCTAATAAGTAGATACCACCAAGATGGTTTTCATAGACAAACTTTTCCAGTTTCATTCCACTTCCTCAATTTCTATCTTCACTTGCTGGCCATCATATTTCTTTTGCAATTCTAATCTAAAAATCCTTGCATCTAGATGTGATGACGCCCAACGCGTTTCTATCGCTACTTTATTTTTATAAACTGTTACTGTATAATTCATGCGTTTACCTCTTTAGTTTTACCTTCAAGCCATTCCCAGATCAGATGAAACTGGCCATTAACTAATGAGTCATTGCCATAGCTTTCACAAATATCAACTATGGACATGTTTACCCATACCCAATACCGTTCAGTACCAAAACCAAGCTCTTGCATTTTGACATTACTTTCTCTCATCCAATTTGGGACAACTCGTTCAAAAAAATCTATATAGTCTATTTTCATAGCTGTTCAACCTTTACATATATTCCGACATTATCTGCCCAAAACTTCTCAATAATCTCACTGGCTACTTGCGCATCATCATTCCAAAACCCTAATTCAGTCATGCAGTCCTTAAGCAGCTTATTTAAATTATCAGTATCAGGCTTTGAAGTTTTATACTGTCCATTGACTGATTGTTTTGTCATCGGAAACAACCACTTAACAGTCAATCTAATTGGCCCACTAATTTTCTGATCAGGTTTGTGAGCTGATAACAAACTCATATATTTTGACCTGGCATCTTTAAGTGAGTCAGGTTCATAAAATTGTGGCTTACCTTTTACCACTCGGACCTTTTTTTGTTGGTGTGTCGTTGTCGGTATTTTTTTCATTGGGATAAAAAATTCAATTTTAATTTTTACCACTTCCCATCTTTTTTTCTTTCTCGCGCATAGTCAATGTCAAGGGACATGGTGACAGGGTTACATGGGGGAGTCTCAAGACCCCCATGTTCCTGTTCATGTACCTATTGACCAATTGGGACATTTTCCAAAAATAATATATGAATATATATTATTTTCTGTCCCTAGTTTTGTCCCTAATTTTTCGGTTTTGTCCGTACACTAGCCAAACCATATCTGTTAAGCCATTTCTTTGGGACATATGCAAGACATTTTTGCACTTGTCCTTAGCTAGTTAGGGTCACACGGACACATGCAAGTTTGTCCCTGATTTGGGACGGACATATGCAAATTTTGTCTTGGTTTTGTCTGCGCCGTGATTTTGGTTTTGTCCATGTCCCTAACTTATTTTAGGACAGAGACACATGCAAGTTTTGTCCGTGTCCTATTCTTCTTTAACTGGTGTAATTTGTCCTTTTTCGACTGTAAATTTACCAGTATTTTTGATCCACCTTCTAATAGTTTTTTCACTAATTGGCTTTTCGTTTGATGAAAAATATTCAACTAATGAATCTATAGTGACTGGTTCAATCCCATCATCTAAAACTTGAATCGCATTGATAACTTTGTCTTGTTTATCCTTAGCTGATTCTTTTTTACCTTGATTAGCTTTTTCTAAGTTCTTTTTCCAAGTCGGTGTAGCATCATCTAAGGATATATCAGCTAGGACACCTGATTCATCAACATGATGGACCGGATATGAGAACCAAACATTGGTCGGTTTAACTTTAGGAAACTCGCGAAGCGTCCCTTCGATTCTCCAAGCTGAACTGATTTTGATTGCATATTCAGCGTTTTGAATTAATTCATTAGTAGCTTGTCTATCAAGAACGTTTGGTATAGCGTTTTCAAAATGTTGCTGCATTTGAAATCTACTTTCCAAATCATCGAGTCCTACTTCCTGTTTATAGTAGTCATTATTTTTAATTTGGATAGCTTCCTGATAGATTTTAGCTAATCGTTTATTAATACGCTGTTTGATGATTTCTTCAGTTAGCTCAAGCTCAACTAAGTCAATAATGGCATCAGGATCACGAGCAAATACTCCAGAACCACTTGAGCGGTCCATTGATTTCTTACCACCTTGAGCACCTTTTGAATGATGGTGACAGTATATAACTGAACACCCTAATTCAGTTGCCACTTTATCAAACTGATTGGTAAAGTGTGCCATTTGTTCTGCGCTGTTTTCGTCACCAGTAAGAACTTTGTAAATCGGGTCAATGATAACCGCTTGATAGTTTTTCTTGAGTGATCTTCGGATAAGTTTAGGTGCTAGTTTGTCCATTGGCACTGTCTTACCACGCAAGTTCCAGATATCAATATTGGCCAAGTTGGTGGGATTTAATCCCATTGCAGTATAGACATCTTTGAACCTATGTAATGCTGACGGTCTATCTAACTCAAGATTGACATATAAAACACGACCTTGCTCACATTCCCAATCTAGCCATTTCACACCTTCAGCGATTGCTATTGATAACTCAATCAATGCAAATGACTTACCGGCTTTTGAAGGACCTGCAATAAGCATTTTGTGACCTTGGCGAAGCATACCTTTAATCAACTCAGGAGCTAAGTCTGGCATGTTGTCCCACTCATCAGCTAGTGTCTCAGGATCAGGTAGGTCATCATTTAAATCTTCAATCCATTGATACCACTCTTCATAGTTTGTCTTACCAATGTTTGTATCAATCAAGAATTGTTTGTGTCCGTTTCTTGTTACACCTGGCATCCTAGATAATCGGCTTGGATTACGATTCTGTGTGTCGATTGTGAGACCATTCTTTTTACAAATTTCATAGATATAATCAACACGCTTACGATATTCTTGATAGTCCCTTGCATCAACTTTAACGATTGCGTGAAGTGACTTCTTACCACTGTGGACCAATGTTGCGATTGGTAACTCAAGCTCTTTGTATAAAGCATACTGCTTACCAATTTCCATGTTGTCAGATTCAACAAGTGCATATCTGAAATCTGTGACATTATCATTTTTGACACCATTACCATCTAATGGATTAAATCTAATCCATGCACCAGCTTCTTCTTTGAAATCACCAAATACTGCACCTATATCATTACCTGACTTTTGCAGCTCTTGAATAAGCTGTCCGGCAGTTCTGTCATAAGCGCCCTTGGTTGGCTTATAGATAATCTCTCCACTATCCGTTTCAATTGGATAGGTTTCAGTAACATAACCAACCTTATCAGTCGATTCGAACAGAGTATCAATATAAGTAATAATTTCTTGAACTGGATTCCAATTTTGAGGCTCTTTAATTTCTCTAGCTTCAATCCAGTTCTTATCTACAATCTTGTAGTCACGGTCTATTGTGCTATCCCAATCAAGTTCATGGGCTTCATCACTTGTACGGTAATCAGATGTCCAACCATTATCTTTGGCCAATTGTGTGATTGTTGCGCCTGTGACTGTACCAAGGCCATTACCTTGGAAACTATCCCACTTAGCAAAACATTCACCTTTTTTATACCTACTATCAGATTGAGACCATAAGTCCCAATCCATAGCAGTATATCCTTCGTGTTTCAGGGCCATTCCAACTTGGACCCATGTTTGATAGTCTACCGTGGCAGGATTGATATAATCCAGCAACGGTAGCAAATTAAAATCATTCTCTGCCATGTTATCCTTTCTGTGTTTGATATAATTAACCTAAAGAAAGGAGGTCAACTATATGCCTGAAATAAAAATTACTTTTTCAGATGGCTCAAATGTTATATTTCATGAAGAACAAAGTTTTCAAAGCGTTGTTAAATCTGATGAATCTATGTCTTTGTCAAAAATATATTCATTATGGAGCCACGTTCATGATGGATTAATTCCTAGTTTCTTAGAATTAATTGCTAACTCGCAGTTTTTCTTTGATTTAGAAAATCCACAAATTTATTACGCTTCAAATGCTATTGTTAAAATTGAAGCTATTTAATAATTCTGCTATTCAAGGCTAGGTTTCTAATCTTTTCTTGAATAGCTTTTTTTATAGATTGTCCAATTTCAGTGAAACTTGAATGTTTATTGACATATAAAACCGCTTCAGCATATGTTTCAGAATTTTCAATAGCTTCATTAACATAATTATTGATAAATTTTTCAATTTGCTCATTCATATTTTCCATATTTACTTTCCTCCTTTTCTGGTTGATAATCTCTTGCTACGATCCCTCTTGGCAATCTCCAACCATTTGCTGCAATTCTATTGATCATATTAGATGCACTATCAAACTTCCACATACCTACATTCTTGAAACCGTATCGTTCAAGCATTCTGATTTGCTTAGGTGTTGTTAGTCCTGATTGACGACGTTTGTCCAGTCGGTCTAGTAATTTGGCAGCCTTACCAGCATTACCGATTTCATCAGTAAATATGCCGAACTTTTCAAGTGTTTTGAGTTGTTTTTCTGACGCTGGTGCCATCTCCCAGCCAAATTCTGGGACATAATCGACAAGGTCTTCTGCTTGGATAGACATTTCAAATTGTAGTGGATCTACTAACGCACGCTTGCGTTTTCTCATTTCTGCTAATTGCTTAGCAAGTGATTCTTCACGTTCAGAAACGACATCTTTAGTAGCAACTTCTTCAGCTTCTAATAATTCAAATGCTACATTTGTTTCTTCAGCCATGTTCTCAATCATCTTCTTAGCCACTTCTGGACTATCTGTGATTAAGTGTGCTGGCCTGCATAGTTCTTGTCGTTCTGTATGCCACAGGAAATCTAATAGCAATAAATTTTCCTTGCCTGGTGCAAGACGAGTTCCGCGCCCCACCATTTGACTATACAGAGCTCTAACTTTTGTCGGTCTTAAAACAACCACGCAATCAACTGTTGGGCAGTCCCAACCTTCTGTTAAAAGCATTGAGTTGCATAATACGTTATATTTGCCTTTGTCAAAGTCTTCAAGTATTTCTGCTCTGTCTTGTGAATCCCCATTCACTTCAGCAGCCTTGAAGCCTTTTTTGTTTAGGATATCTTTAAATTTTTGTGATGTTTTCACCAATGGTAAAAAGACAAC